AATATACACTACTTGTTAAAATACCTGCATTTAGTGTTCCCCCTCCAGCAATAAATTTAAAATTATCAGAACTAACTGTTGCTGGATTTGATAAACTAATATATCGTTGACCATCAACTTGACTAACAGAAGTATTTAAAGCATATGAAGCTGTAACTGCACGAGATGCTGTAACGGTCAATGAATTTGTTGCTGCCGTATATTCTAAAAGAGAAGCTACTTTTGGAGGGCGAGTTCCAGCTTGATCAACAAATGTTAAATAATGAGTACCACCACCAGTAATAGCCGTTGTAATATTAGAAGCGGAGGTTGCTGTTGTAGCGGTGGTTGATGTTGTTGCTGATCCTGTTATACTTCCACTAATTGAAATATTATATGCTCCAGTTGTACCCCCACCTGCGGTAAGAGCATCATATAATTGAAGAATGTCTGTAGTTTCAACTATGTTTCCATTTACTATATTGGATGAATTTAAAGTTGCCATAATTATCTATCTATGTTTATAAGTATTGTTGTATCTGTTGTAGGTGAAATAGGAAGCGGTTGTGATAACTTTCCTATAGCTAATAAATTTTGGTATTCATCATATAATCCTATAGTAGTAACATAAGGACTAAAATATGAACCCGTCACATTATTATTTAAGAATTGTCCTGGGGTATAAAATGTACCTATTGAACTTGTAATAAATGTACTTCCGGAAGTTGATGAAGGGTTTAATGTAAAATTATATTCATTATCTCTAATTGTACATTGATATTGGGTTTCATATATTGTAAGAGATGATGAAAATGAACAAGTTACATTTGAACTTGTAATAAATCCATTTATAATAATAGCATCTCCTACACCGTAAACTAATGAGCCATATAAACCCACATCATAACCATCAGCACCTGGGTTGGAATCGCTTGTTATGACTGCTAAACCATGGGGATAAAATATTTGACCACAAATTTCTCCTGAAGAAGATAGGATTAAATTTCCTTGAGTGTCATCATATATAGAACCACTAATACCTGACCAAATAAAGGATCCAGGTTGGATATAATTTCCATATAAACTAGAAGGGATTGATAAAACTCCTATTGTTGTTCCAGAACCTGTTGGAAAATATTTTTCAAAAGTTAAAGTAGTTTGATTGTAGTTAAAATATCTACCACTTGAATCTGTTGCTCCTACAAATACATTTCCTTCAGCATCATTTCCCGGTACTAAACTTTGAGTAACAGCAGGACTACCATAACTAGAACTTAAATAATTTGAATAATATAATTCTTTTATAGAATCATATATTAATCTTTGATATTGAGTAGATATAAAACCAGTTGTAGGATCAGTATTTGGATTAAATAAAGAACTTGTATTTAAACCTAAAAATCTATCAATACTAACATTGGATCCTGTTAATTCATTTCCTTTAAATGAAAATCCTTTACTAACCTCAAAAGGGGTTATTATTATATCTGATGCTAAAAATTGTTTGTATGCACCCATTCATTTTAAAAATCTAGCTTAACGCGAATTAATGCTTCTTTTGTAAAATCTTTAGGTAAAGGTCTTGACAATTTAGCAACTGCTAATAATTGGTTCGTATCATTGTATAATCCAATAGTTGTGATATATGTTTGTGGATTATTAATAAAGGAAGAATATAACACTTCACCTGTTGAACCAGAAATAAATGATGGATTTTCAGAATAATTATATTCTGTACTTCTTGGTCTTACAAATATAAAATCTGATGTAAGAGTTTCTTGAGCATTAATAGAAAAATCAGCAGATGCTCCTAAATTTGCTAAAGATGAACTTAAAGAAACAAATAAAGATTGATTTGGACTAATGTTAGGAGCAGCTGAAGATGTTGCTGAACCACTAAAAGTAAAAGCAATACCTCCACTAATTGCTGGAGCACCTAATGCTTTAGGATTTATAAGAATAGTTCCGATATCTGGAAGTAACCAACCATAAGAACCTGAGTTTGCACTAAAACCATTAGAATTTAAAGCTCCGGCCGATATAACACCTGTTGAGCCTGTAATTAATTGGAATACTCTACCGGCTTCTGTAAATTGAACAGCTGTTACATAAGCACTATTATCAGTTAATGTAACAGAACCACCTGATGCTGATAATGTTAATGAAAGAGATCCTAAAAATAAAGCATCTTTATATCTAGCTCTTTCAAAAGTTAAAGCAAAAAATTCAGAAGATGTAATAGCACCAAATGTAAAATTAGTATTTTCATCTCCAATTACTAAATCTTGCCATTGACCAAAAATTGTTGAAGTTGGAGATAAACCATTAACTGCTGGGTTGTAAACAGCACTTCCACTACCAACCGCATTT